TTACTCGGACTCCCTGGCAAAGTACCGCGCGGCTTTTTTTAGAATATCTCGCTCTTCTTCTGTGCGACGCAGTTGCGCCTTCAGGCGAAGGATTTCGCTCTTTGCCTCGATTAGCTCGGCGGCCTGTTTCCCCGAGTTATCCGGGGTGACGGCTTTCACCCATTTGTACAGGCTGTGGCTGGAAACCCCAAGCCGGGCGGAAACTTCGGCGACAGAGTAGCCGCGCTCAGTGACCTGCTTGACGGCTTCTTCTTTGAATTCAGGGGTGAAACGCTGTGTGCTCATGGATATCCTCCTATGCTCAAATCATAGAGCAGGATTGCCTACAGGAGCCGGGGCAGTCCAACTTGAAGATGCCTTCGACGATGAACAGCTCCTGCACGTCATCCCAGCGCTGGGTGGGTGCTTGCCACCATGTCCCTTGGTATTTGCAGCCGTAGTTGAAGTGGGCCTTCTTCTTGCCGAAGCGGTGCGGCCGGTCGATCAGGCGTTCCCAGTAGCCGATCCCCGGCAGCGGAAACCGCACGGTCGCGGTGCCAATGTCCAGCTCGCGGTGGTGGTAGTACTCCTGGCTGTACCAGCCGCTGATCCGCGCCAGATCAAACCCACGGTCGTGCTGCATGTAGGCATCGGCGGCGGCATTCGGGCTCTCGGGTGCCTGCGGAAAACGGTCGCTCCAGCTGGAAAACAGGTCGCTGTAAAGGTCGCGGACGTGGCCTTCGTAGCCGCATTTGCTCAGGCGGCCGCAGCGCAGTACCCATGGATGGTCCGCATGGATATAAAGCTCTTTCTTGCCGCAGCCCGGGCACCGGCCCTGCCGCATCCATTCGCCGCTGTGCTTGAAACCGAACTCGGCATCAAGTCGCTGGGTGATGGCGGCGTGTAGTTGTGAGTACATTTTGCGTATCCGCAGGCAACAAAAATCCCTCGCGCCTGAAAACAGGCACGAACGGCGTTAAACGGGTGGGGTGTCTGGTTACTGCCCGGCGGGCAGTTCAAGCGCGAGCTGGTCGGTATCCGTCATGCTCATGGCACACTCGATCAGCCGTCGCCGGCTAGCTACCGGCAGGCGTACGTCCGGATTTGGCAGGGCCGGTGGCGACAGGGTTTCGATGTGTTCGCGCACCGCCCGAAAGGTATGGCCGCACAGCACATTGCTGCAGACGAAATACTCTTCCTGCAGGGTCGTGCTGATCATTCGGCTGGTTCTGATGTTGGCTGTCGAACCGCAGTGAGCGCACTTGGTCGCCATGGAGGTCTCCGGACTTGCTGAAGATACGAAACGTGAGCTGGTTGATTTCGGTGACCCGGCGGCAGATGTTCTCGCCCAGCCTTTCAAGGCGGCGACGCTCCTGCTTGCACACCTCGCCGTCGGCAATTGCCGCGCGGTATTCGCGGGCATGGGCTCCGACTTCATCCAGCAGCTCGATGTATTTGAGCTGGATGTCTTCGTTGAGCACTTCCACCACCGGCATGGGCACAAACATGCCGCCGCTGGCCCGGGCCACTGCCTCGGCAAAGTAGGTGGTGCGGCTGATGTCCTGCATCTGCATGGCCATGTCCACCGGCATGCGCTGCCCTTTGCGCTGGTAGATGCGGTTTTCCAGCGAAGCCTTGCTGGAGCCCAGTGCCTCGGCCATCGCCTGCCAGCCGCCATTGTGGGATGCACACATCAGTTGCAGGCTGGCCTTGATTCCCGGGTAGTCCATCAGATCCCCCTGGTCATTTGTGGTGTCGGATTGAGCCGACGGTGATTAGTGTCAAACCGTGGTGGCGGTGGTTTTGTAAATCCGCAACCCGATCAAGTAGATGTGCCGGGCCATGCTGGACTGTGTGCGGTTGTCTCGCTGTGCGAGCTTGATGAGCTCTTCTTTTTCTTCAGGAGAAAAACGGACAGCTACCGGCTTGTCGGACTGCATGCCGCGCGGAGCGCGTTTTCTTGGAGCGTTCATGGTCGGTATGATTGTGTAATTTCAGATTGCATAGACAGAATATTGTCTGAAAACAGTCAGGTTGCAAATGGAAAATGATCAAAAAAAGACAATAGGCAACCGCTTGATGAATGAACGTCTGCGCTTTGGCTGGTCTCAAGCAGAGGCCGCGCGCAAAGCAGGTGTCTCATTTAGTGCGTACAGGTCGTATGAAGACGGTCGCAGCATGCCGAATGCTGAGTCTTTGTTGCTGCTATCTGAATGCGGTGTCGATGTGCTCTACGTCGTGACCGGGAAAGCCAACGACGGCTCACTGACCCCGGATGAAATGACGATGCTCTGCTACTGGCGAGAGAGTCCGGATGAACTGCGCGCGGCATGGCTGGCGTTTCACCAAACATTAAAAAAATAAAAACATCTAAATTTTTCAAAAAACCTGGAATAATAAATGCAAGCAACTATCAAATACTACGAAATTAAAAAATTCGGATTTTATAAATATAAAGGTACGTCACCAGAATTTGGAGATATCGCGAGCACGATAAATCAAATAAAAAGCATGATGAAGGACAGCAACGTGGATTTTGTCAACACCAAAACCCACGAATCATCTGAAGATAAATCCATACTCAACACTTATTTTGTAGATTTGGAAATTGATAACAAAACAGGGGATACTGTTCTTATATTATGGAATGAGTATAAAAATTCCGAAGGTAAAATATATGGATTACCAAAACACAAGAAACCGGGAAGCAATAAACTTACCCCGAAAGAATTTAAAGACTCCATTCCTGGGGTCCCAAGTTATTTTTACATTTCACCTAGAAATAAAATTATTGCCTCCATAATTTTCCCACATTCAATATCAGGAAAGCAGCAGCTAGAGTATTACCTTATAGGATACCTTAGAAATAAATCGCCATATAAAATAGTAGACGAATCCAGCAGCGACGAAATCAAAATAATTGGCTACTCTATAGACGGAAAGAATAACGAAAAAACACTCCCATCGAGAAGACCATCAATTCATTTTTCACCAATTTTTGATGACCAGCCAAAAAAACAAATCATGAGCAAGATTGATAGCATTTCGGCTTTCATCAGAAGGGAGACAATCTCATTCGAACATTCTGACGAAAGATCCATTATAGAAAAAATGCTAACGCAATTCATAAAACTAGAAGATCCATCGATAACCTCACAAGATTTTTATCAAAAGCGAAAAATCACTCAAGAACTGGAATTCCATCCCACAACCCAGGAACTTGAAACGATAATTGACAATTATTACAAACAATCTGAATCCAACATCGAATCAGGTACCGACATAGGGTTTAAGTTCAAAGACGGAACCAGAACCATGCTCAGCGGGAAAGCCATGTCTGAGAGCGTTACTTTTAACCTTAAAGCAAATGACGATACGATTATTGACGCAACAATAATTCTTGCACAATCAAAGTATTATATTGATAAAATAGCAAAACTTATTAAAGCCCAACATGAAGAGGAAGTGCCATGCGAAAGTATATTGCAAGCATATTGATCGCCGGCGTTTTTACATATTACTTCCGTGACCTCGCAATAAAATTCAACTACAACAATTACAAAGAAACACTCTCTGCACTTATAAACATCTCATCGATAATTTTCGCAATTATTGGCGCATGGATAGCAATTATCTACCCGAAATCATTAGAAAGAGTATCTAGCAGACTGGCAACAGGCTCAGACTTGTTTGAAGCAAACGTAGACACAAACTATCTAAGCAAACTTGTTGAGATAGTTCTTGTTTCAGCGATTGTTTTGTTAATCGTACTTTCCGCGCAATTTCTTGCACCATTTTTTTCGGAGATAAAAGACATCGAAATAAAAAACCCATTAAAATACTTCTCATTTTTCTGCATTACATTCCTAACAATTTCGCAGTCACTGGTTATACTTAGAGTGATTCTGATTAATTATATTTTCCTCGACAAATTAAGAAAGGTAACTTTAAAAGCGAAAACTGATTCACTAATGAAATAGGCAAATGCATTTTTTCTATAAATTCTCCAGCTTCATCTCAAACTCGATCCGGGTGACCAACCCGTTATCGTCCAGCGTGTGGCACACGCGGCTGACGATCCAGTCGCAGCCGTCGATTGACGGCTTGAACCCCTCCACCCGCGCCGGCAGTTCCGGAAACAGCTCGGGCCTGCCGTGTGCCAGGGTGATGGAAAACTCTGCCACCCCGCGTTGAATCTTCTCCCAGGCAGCCTTGGCGGCCTGAATGGCCGTGGTTTCACTGGCGTAGATGTGCCGCAGCACTTTCACGTTGGCGCTGGATGGCTCCATCGCGGCCATCTGCACCGGGGTCAGCTTCTTGCGCTTGGTGGGCTTTCCGCGCTTGGTGACGCCGGCGCGACGCTCGAATTTTGTGTTGGCATCCACCACCACCTCGCCCTTGGCGGCCTTGTCCAGATCGTGCCAGTAGGCCTTGACGGCGGTGTAGGCATTGCGGTCGGCCACGGCAAAGCGGTGCTGGTCGCCACTGGCGCGGGTAATCACCACCTTCGGAAACGGCTTGCCGGTCACGCTTTCGGCGTCGCCGGCCTTGCAGAAGATCAGCCGCCCGGCTTTGACAGTGGCCACGGCATCGTGCTGGCCTGCCAGCCTGGTTAGCAGGTTGGCGTCGGATTCGCTGGTCTGATCCATGTGCGCCACGGGGCGTCTGGCCAGCCAGTCCGGCACGGCCGGGGTCAGGCCGTTGGCCTTGGCAATTTCACCCACCACCTTGCCCACGGTGGTCTTGTGCCAGCTCTTTTCGCGCTTGGTGGCCATGCCGGCGCGCAGGTCTGTCGCCCGGGCGCGGATGGTGAGGATATCCGGGGCGCCGCTGTGCTCTACTTCATCCACCGTGTAGCTGCCCTTGTCGATCAGCGGCTGGCCTTTCCAGCCAAGCTGCACGCTGATGATGCCGCCACGCGGGGGCAGATCGAGCTGGCCATCGGCATCGTCCAGCACGATATCGACCTGGTCGCTTTCAAAGCCGCGGTTGTCTGTCAGCGACAGCGACATCAGCCGGCTGTCGAAGTTTGCGGTGATGTCGCGCAGCTCTTTTCCCTTGTGCAGCATGATGCGATACACGGGTTGCAGCAGGCGGTCTGCCCCGGCCATATCCATCACCCTGTCGGCCAGTTCGGCCGTTTTGTCGGCGGCAGACCGGGCCAATGCCTCGCCCTGATCCAGCAAGTCAGACAGGTTCATCGTGCCAGCTCCAGTAGTCCGCGGGTGACGGTGCCGATGGTGTCCATCAGGGTGTCATCCACCCGCTTGAGGGTCAGGCTGAAGTCGATCTGCCGCGCCTTGCCGTCGCTGAAAAAGTCACGCCGGGTCACCTCCAGCCCCTCGATGGCAAAGAAGCCGTAAATCATTCCGGTGCCCTCGATCAGCGGCCACGCCTTGCCTTGGTCGCCCATGACCTTGAGCAAAGCCAGCGCCGTGTCGCCGCCGGTAAGTTCCGGCATCAGCACGCCGGAGAGCGTCACCGGTTCGTCGTCCGGGCCAAGGAACTGGTGGGTGGGTCGCTTGCCTACCCGATTGTTGCCGGGCAGCCGCCACGCAAAACGCTGCTGGAGCTGCTGGTAAGGCGCGGTTTCGAGCATGAACACAAACAGGCCAAGCGCCATCATGGGAAGTCCGAGCATGATCAGTCTCCGTCCGTCAGCCGGCTGCGGCGCGTGGCTTCACGCTGCCGCTGTGCCTGGTCGAGTTGCTGCTTTACCAATCTGGCCAGCTCGCGTTCGTTCATGCCCGGGGCGGCATTGATGGTCAGACTGATCGGCGCAGCAGGAGCTGCCTGCTTGACCGGGGCGCTGGAAATGATAGGTGGCCGGTTGTCGATGGGCATGGCGCCCGCACCAATGCTGGCAGTACCCAGTGCCAGCCCGGCGCCGGCGGCAGTGAGCTTCTGTCCCATGGCCTTTGTGAAGCCACCCACTTCGGCAAAGATATCCAGCTTCTCTTTAAACCAGCCGATAGTGGCCTCGGCGGCGCCGGTGATTGCCTTCTTGACGCTGGCAAGCCCACTGGCAATGCCATTGACCAGTCCGGCCATCAGATACTCACCAATCTGGGCAAATACACGGCTGGGGCTGTGGATGCCGAAGATGTCCATGACGAGGCTGATGACACCGCTGATGATGCGTTTGATGGTGCCGTAGAGCCCCATCGTCATCGCATTCAGGCCAGCTTCCAGCCCCTGCAGAATAAAGACACCAATCCCCCGCCAGTCGCCTTGGGTCCACATTTGCTTGAGGCGATCCCAGTTGGTAGTGAAATGCATGACGAAGCCGGTGAGAAAAGCAGCCAGGGCAAAAAACGGGTTTGCTCGCAGCAGGGTGAAAAAGCCTTTCAGCAGGCCACCACCAAACTGGATGGCACTGCCTAAGCGACCAATGATTCCGATACCGCTGGTGAGCTGGATACCGAACATGGTCATGGCGAATCTGGCAGCGATGAACGGGCCGGCAATGCCGGCGATTGCCAGCATCAACCCTCCAAGTGCCACCATTACCACCCCGAGGACAGCCCCGACTTTGACCAGTGCAGCGGTCAGTTCCGGGTTGGCCTTCGTCCATGCGCTGATCCGCTCCAGCACACTGCCAATCAGGCTCATGGCTTCCATCAGGGGTTGGCGCAGGTTCTGGCCAAGCTCGCTCGACTGGTTGAAGAGTTTGTTCTGGCTCATCTGCCATTGCGCGGACAGGGTGTCATTTTTGGCATCCCCTTCCCGCCCCATGCTCCCCGCCGATTTCGCTTCGTTGACCAGCCCCAGTTGCTTGCGGTATTCGCCAAGGTTGTCGGCAAGTTTGGCGGCGTCATCGCCATATTCCTTGCCAAACATGTCGACCATCACCCCCATCTGCCTGGTCTTTGGCAGCTTGTTGACCGCCTCCATCACCTTGATGATGGTGCCGGTGCTGTCCCTGGCCATGTCGGCCTGAATCTGCCTGGCACTCAGGCCGAGCTCTTTCAGCCCCTTCTGGAACCGCTTGGGCTGCTTCTCGGCAATCAGTAGCTCACGCACCATGGCCTTGGTCGCCGTGGCGGCGACTTCCGAGGAGGCGCCAAGCGACAGGAAAGTAGAGCCCAGCGCTGCCGCTTCCTTGAAATTCATGCTGCCCGTGCTGCCGGCAATGCGCTGCATGACATTAATGATGTCAGCGCCTTTTGACTGGGCGTTATCGTCCAGGTAGTTGATGACATCGCCCAGTTGTTCGATGTTCCTGATCGGGATTTTGTAGACGTTGGCGATCTTGCCCAGATCCTCGCTGATCTGCTCGGCGGGCAGATCAAATGCCGTGCTGGCCAGCGCCGCGGTCTTGGCAAAGGCGATCAGGTTGTCTTTCCCCTGAATGCCCATGCGTGCGCCGCCCTCCACCAGTGCGGCAATCTGGGTGGTGGCCATCGGGATTTTCTCGGCCATGGCCTTGATCGCATCACCCATCTGGTAATAGGTCGAGGTCAGCCGGCCATTCGCATCGCGGGTGCCTTCTACCTGACGGGCCACACCGAGCATGGCGTCTTCAAAACTCGAGTAGTCGCGCACCATTTTGACAATGGGAAGGCCGATCGCCGTGCCCGCCCCCATCGTCGCTGCCCCGGCCCCGGCGATGCGGTCTCTAGCCTCCAGCCCTTTGTCGTAACGGGCACGTGCAGCAATACGATTTGACTGCAACTTGTTCAGCTGGAGCAATTTGGCCTTTTGCTGCTCAAGTACCGGGTTTAGTGCCTCGGCCTCTTGCTTCAGCCGATTTTGCTGGGCGGTAAGGTTTTTAGTTTCTAACCCGTAATCCTTCAGGCCCTGCTGCAACTGCACACTTTGCTCGTACAGCTTGCCGTGCCGCAGGCGCAGCTTGTCCGTCTCCGTTTGCTGGATACGGATAGCATCGGTGAGCTTTTTGGTCGGGTACTCTGTGTTCGATAGTTCATCTTTAAGCCGTTTGAGCTTTTCAGATGCCCCCTGAAGCTGGTGCTTGGTGACAGCAAGGCCACGGCTGGTTTCTTTGAATTTCTCCAGAGTCTTTTGCTGTGCACCAAGCTCCTTCAGCTTGTTCTTGGTGGCTTGCAACTGGCTGGTCAGGTTCTGCGAGCTGCCCATCACCTGCCGTATCGGCCGGGTGGCGCGGTCGATGGCACTCAGCACCACTTCCAGTCGAAGATTGCGGCCGATGCTCATGGTTCAGTGCTCCAGCGGCGGCGGGCCTGTTCGCGCCACGCCATCAGTTCGGTGAGGGTCATGTCGGCCATGTCTCGCGGAGACCAATGAAACACCACCGCGAGATCGACCATCACGTCTTCTACTCGGGCCGGGAGTCCGCCTGCATCAGCCGCTTCGGTACCAAAAAACCCGCCACCTCGGTGCCGATCTGCATAAGGTCGGCCGGGTCGAGGCGCTGCACTTCGGCTTCGGTCAGTGCCGGGTTGCTGATACGCGGAATCACCTTGGTCAGCGCGTCCACTTCCATCTGCAGCACGCTGGCCAGCGAGCAGCCGCGCAGGGCGCCGGCCAGCGGCTTGGTGAGGGTGATCTCGCTGATGGTGGTGTCGCCGCGCTGGATGGGGGTATCGAGGAGGATGGTCTTGTTCATGTCGGGCTTTCTTGTGCGGTGGAGAAGCCCGCCGGGTGGCGGGAGGTTGGATTACAGGCCGATGTTCTTGCGGTGCTGGGCGAGGCGGTCGGTACCCATGACCTTGAAGATCTTGTTCACCACGTCGATCTCCAGCCATTCCTTGCCATCGATGACGAGCTTGTAATAGGTGCAGTCGGTCTTGACCTTCCAGTTGCCGTTTTCGTTGGCCTTGGCGTCGCCAAAGTCCAGTTCGTTGTGCCGGCCGCGCACGGTGATTTCCACCGCCCGGTCGCCGCCGCTGCCTTCGTCGGAGTAGCTGCCCATGAAGCGCAGCAGGGCGGCGTCGTGCTTTTCTGCGCCAAAGCTCTGCACGATGGCATCGATGGCGCAGTTGTAGGTGTGCTCGAACTCGATCTTCTCGAGACCTTTGAGCAGAGCCACCGGGCCGAGCATGCCGGCGCCGGTGTATTCCTCGACCTTCATGGCGATCTTGGGCAGCTTCAGTTCCAGGCAGGTGTCGATGAAGCTGTTGCCGTCGCCAAAGAGGTTGAACATCTTGAGGGTGTTGGGCATGGCCATGGTGGGCTCCTTGTCCCCCGCCCGCCGGCGGGGGCGGGTGATCAGGCGGCGACGGCGCCGGCGAAGTTCATGAGATGGCGGTCGGTGATGCGCTGGCGGAACAAGAGGTTTTCCAGCGGCGGGACCGGGGTGTAGTCGTAGTCGATGAAGAGCTGGCCCGCCTTGAGCGTGTCCTTGGTGTTGGCAGTTGCGTCGTACCAGCAGTCAAAGCCGAGCAGGTAACCCGCACCGACCAGATCACGCCCCTTTGCCTTGATGCCTTCGATGATGTCGCGCACCAAGGAGGGGTGCATGGGCTTGTCCACGGCCCACATGTGCGCCTCGGCCATCATGTCGGCCAGCACCTGTGCGGTGCGGGTGTAGTTCTCGAACTGGAACAACGGGTCGTCCGAGCAGGTGCGGCTGCCCCAGAAACGGAAACCGTCGCGGCGGATGAGGGTGGTGATGTCGTTCTGGTTGAGATAGCCCGCGTCAGTGGCCGGGTCTTGCAGATCCCAGTACACATCGCGGCTGATGCCTTGCACGCCTTCCACCCCGACGTTGGAGAGCGTCTTGTGCCAGCCGGTGGTTTCATCGATAAAGGCGCGCAACCCGATCGCCCGGGCGACCGCTGGTGCGGTAGCCGCGGCGTTGGTAGTAGTGTCCCAGCTAACAAAATCCGGCCAGATGACCATCAGCTCACGCTGGCTGAAGTTGTCGCGGTAGGCCACCGCCTCTTCCTTGGTGGCACAACCGTGCGCCGACACATAGGCAAAGGCGCGCAGCTTTTTGGCGAGTGCGGCCAGCTCGGTGGCCACCGGCAGGCTGTCGAGCCCGGGCACACCGAGGATGCGCGGCTTCACCCCCAGCTGCACCGGTGCCGCCATCAGCGCCTGCATGCCGGTTTTCTTGCCCTCTGCCGTGGTGGTGCCGATGAGCTTGCTGGTGGTTTCGGCTTCGGTCTCGCCCTCCCCTGCCCGCACGACCACCACCATCGGCTTGGCCTGGTCGGAGATGGCATCCAGCGACATGGCCAGCGTGCCCTTGCTGCCGGCCTTGCCGATGGCACTGGCCGGGTCGGTCAGCAGCACCGGGGTGTCAAGCGGGAACATGACCGCGTCGGCATCGCTGGCAGTGGCCACCAGCCCGATGACGGCGGTGGAGGGTGTACGGATGGTTCGGGTGCCCTCGTTGATTTCGATGACACGGACGCCGTGATGATAATCGGCAGGCATGGGTTTCTCCGGAGATCAATGCCCCGGTAGTCTGCCGCGCCCGCGCGACGCCTCCGATGCGTGCTTGTTGTGCCGGTTGGCGACACAACATCCGGCGCCTAGTGTTGAGTGATTGCCCGAGGTTTTGCCATGCCACCACCCCCGTCTGCTACCGACCTGCTTGCCGTGGTCGACCGGATGGAGCGGCGCATTATGCAAAGAGGGTTACACCAGTGCCTGTTCCTGCTCGGAGATATTGATGACGGTACTGCGCTCGTGCTGCTTGGCCATGCCCGCCAAGCCGTGATCATGCGAATGGCGTCAGAAAAAGCAGCGTCTGCATTGACCCGGCGAGAGCGTGATGTGGTTGCGCTGGTATGTGCTGGCGACGGCAATGCAGCCATTGCCGCCCGGCTCGACATGACAGAGCGCACAGTACGTGCCCATATTGAATCCGCTGCACGCAAACTGAGCTGCCGTAACCGGACCCAGTTGGCCATGCTGACGGCAGGGATATTGGCTTTTCCGCCAATATGAATGCTTTTGTCTGGATGGCACGATATGTCATAAAACTAAAAAAGCATCGAAAAGACATGACAAAAGACAAACGGGATGACGCTCAGGCAGTGAATCCACTTATCGGGTACGGGTTGGTGGATACCCTGGAAAACACGGTAGCCGTGCTGGAAAAAATGGGAGAGATGATGTCGAACGCACACAACGACACCACTCCCCACTTTTTCTGCATGTCAGTCGCCGGGGCGCTGCGCTTCGAGCTGGAAGCGCAGCGGCAGCCTCCGTTACCAGTTGGTGATCACCAGTTCCCCGGACTGCTTACGTGATGACGGCTTGGCCGCCACGCTGTATGCAATCGACAGCGTGTCGAGGTGCAGGCCGGCAAACACGTCCCGCATGGCCGGGTGATCGTTGACCGACACCATCACCTTGCCCTGACAGCCGCGCATGAACTCTGCCAGTGCCTGGTATTGCTCCAGCCCGAATTCCACGCCGTAGCCCGCGGTCTGCCAATACGGCGGATCACAATAGAAAAATGTATGCGACCGGTCATACCGGCGCATGACGTCTTGCCACGGCTGGTTTTCAACATACGTGCCAGACAGGCGCAAGTGGGCAGCACTCAGGCTCTCCTCGATACGGCACAGGTTGATGGGACGACCCGTGGTCGCGGTGCCAAACGTCTGCCCGTGGGTTTTTCCGCCAAAGGCGTGGTGCTGCAGGTAGTAGAACCGGGCAGCGCGCTGGATATCCGTCAGCGTGGCCGGATTGACCTCCTGTTGCCACTTGAAAACCTGCCGGCTGCTGATGGCCCATTTGAACTGGCGCACGAACTCCTCGAGGTGGTGCTGCACCACCCGGTAAAGGTTGACCAGCTCGCCGTTGAGATCATTCAGGACTTCCACCCGGGCCGGCTCCGGGCGCAGGAAATACAGCGCCGCGCCGCCGGCAAACGGCTCGACATAACAGTCATGCTCGGGAAAACGGGGCAGCAAATGCTTGGCTAGCCGGCGCTTTCCGCCCAGCCATGGAACGATGATGTGACTCATGGTGTGCTCTTGATGGCGACGCTCGGTGGCGTTCTGGTTGGGCGCTCGGTGGCGCTCAGGCAATTCAGCGTGTGGCAGCGCGGGCACTTGATCTTGATGGTAATGATCTGCCCCTCGGCCAGCTTGCGACGGCAATGGCCGCAGCGGATGTCCTGCATGGTGTGAGCCTTTCAGGCTTTTGGCTCACTGGAGATGTCAGTGGGTTGAAAGACGTCGGCCGGGTGGTGGTTCATCCGGCCGGCACACGGGTCAGGCCCAGCCGGGCTGGAACGCCTCCAGCAGCTCGCGGCTCATGCTGGCAAGCTGCTGTTCCATTTCCAGTCGGCGCTGGTAGATCGCCGCGCCGCGCGCAGTGATGGCCTGCCACAGCGATTGCAGCCCGGCAAAGGTCATCGGCACGATCTGACGGTCTGCCGTCACCCACTGTTCACCCGGAACCGTCCCGGCCAGCAGCACGTCGCGGATGTCTTGCAGGGCGGCAGAGGTCGTCAGCCAGCGCTGGCCGGCGTGTTCGATACCGGCTGCTCGCTCGGATTTTTCCCATACTGGCAGCGATGACAGAGCGCGGTCGCGCAGTGTGTCGAGTGGCTCAGGCTCCGGAGCAAGCAGCTCGGCGGCATCGGCGTCGGTAATCGGAATGCATCCAGCCGGCAAGATGTACGCGAAAGCCACATCATCGAGGAAATGCAGCGCTCCGTTGGTGTCTTTGTAGTTCGGCATCGTTCACTCTCAATTAACGAAATTCAATCCACGACGAAATCGTCGGCGTTCCAGCACTAACAGAAACCGAATAAGAGGCACCTGGCGGGATCGGCGCGGAGCACATGCCGATAGCCCCAGTCGTACCGCCCGTGCCGGTCATTGCAACGCCATTAATGGTAATTATCGAATTTGCCGTTGTATTCATCGCTAATGTGATGAATGCATAAATCGGGCGGCCCGTCGTGTTGTAGTAGGTCGTATTAATTGACCGGCTTCCAGTTACGTTCTGAACAGCTTGCCCTACCCCGAACGCCGCACTGGAATCAAGCTTCTGCGCCCACAGCCTGGCAACCTCTGTCGCAAGCTGGGAGGCATCAGCCGCACCGGGATTTGTCACAGAACCGAACAGGCGGATTGCCCAACAACCGGTTACGTTGAGCGGGCGGGTTTCGGTGGTGGGCGGCCAGGCGGTTTTGCCACCCGAGCTTGCGGTACCTGACCATGCCAGTAGCTCAGCGGTAGAGCCGTTCAATGTGGCGGCCGCGAATCCATTATTTGTAGTGGATACCGGGAGCGGGGGCCGATCCATGTCGGATTGAATTACTCCATCCGTTCCAGCCGACAGTGCCCCATCCCCGCGCATGAACACCGCGCCCAAGCCCCCCGCCGACTTGCCGTTGTAATCCGGCAACCGGAACGTGGTCGAGCCATCCCCAGCAGTGAACTTGCCACGCTCGGTCGGCGTGGCCAGCCAAGCGGCATCGGTCGCGACCGGCACATTACCAGCGGCGATGCCGGACCATGCGTCCGGGTAGAGGCTACGAGACAGCATCTGGCCGTCGGCCGGGGCATAGCCGGCAGGAATCGCGGCGCGGTTGGGGCACCACAGCGTGAACAGCAGCGGGATGCCGGCGGCCTTGGCGAGGTCTGATGCTTTTGCGTAATACTCCGGCAGCTGGCCACCGAGCTTCGCCGCATCCGCAGCTACCTCGGTCTTGCCGAGCTTGCTGGCCAGCATGCCCATCACCGTCACTGAAAAATTCCGGTCACCGCCCAGCGCATCGGCCAGTTCCTTGAGCGTGTCGAGCGCGCCCGGCGCACCGGCAACAAGCGCAGCAACGGCAGCATCGATCCGTTGCTTGCCCTCCGCTTCTGTCAGGTACTGTGGGTGCGGGTCAGGCTGGGCCAGGTGGTCGCTGACCGCCTTGGCCACGATTTCCGTGACATGCTGTTTTGTTGCCAGCACTACCGACGGGTCGACTTTCAGGGTGACGGCATCGGTCGAGCTGACGATCAGCACCATCCGGATGATCTGTGTACGTCCACTTCCTTCTGCGAGCACCGGCTTGTAGGACTCCGGGCAGTTGCCGACCGCGATCAGGTCGCCGTCCGCGTCAAAGGCACCGACTTCACGGATCCACCAGCCGCCGGTGTCTTCCGGCAAAACCTGTTCGATGATGATCTGGTTCGGGTTGACCGGATCTACCTTCAGCTCGTTGATCAGTGCCCGCCGTTGCTCGTGCTTGAGGGCGGTCTGCCCCGGTTCGGGTTGCGGCACGCTGCCGCCGCCATCTCCAACAGCCATGTGGGTAATGCGCAATGGCGTGCCCAGCGCCGTGGCATTGGCCAGTTTGGCTTCGCCAATCCGGGTCAGCAGGCAGTAATAGGTAGCAGGCATGTCAGCCGTTCTCCCGCAGTGTCAGGGTGTCGATAAGGTGGATGCCGGCGCCGGCGCGAGGAATGCCGGTGGTGGTAATGGTCGCCGGGGTGTAGGGGTAAACCGTGAGGGTGTCGCCGTCATGGCTGACGGCGGCCACGGGCAGCGATCCATGGCATGAGAGGCTGATGGCCAGCCCGGTCAGGTGGCGGGATAAGGGTTTGGCGTCCGCAATCAGGCGCTCAAGTTCCTGATACATGGCTTCGCTGATGCCGCTGTCGAGCACGCCGACATTGAGGCGGAACGTGCCGCGCGGGCCGGGTGGCTGGGTTTGCCACCATTCGATCACTTCAATCAGGTAGCCGAGTTGCTCGACCGCACGGCGCACGGCACCGATGGTGCCCTTGTGCTTGTGGATGAAGAACGCATTGCGGATGGCGCGGCGCTGGGTGGCTTCCGGCCAGGCATCGTCCCAGCGGTCGACCGACAAGGCCCAGGCAAGGTATGGCAGCAGCTTGACCGGACAGCGTGCCGGATCCCACAGGTCAGCCAGTGGCACGGGCAGGCTGGCCAGCCCGCTGGTGGCGGTGCTGGCCGCCTTTTCCAGCGGTGTCGAGCCGGACGGTAGCAGGCTATCCATGGAGTCGCTCAGACCGGAGGGTGGTGCCGGTGCAATGGCCAACCTGACGGGTGGTGATCGTGAGATCGGCGGCTGGCTGGATCAGCTCGACATGCTCGACGCCGATAACGTGAAGCGCGGATTCGATGGCGCTGCGGTAAATACTGCGCCCGATCTTGCGGCGGCCGGCAAGGTAGGCCTGCAGGCTGGCCGTTGCGGCATCCAGAATCGGCACGGCCTCCGGGCCGACCGGGATATGCAGCACCGCCTCAACCCGGAAATCCACGTTGACGACAGACTGCACGGTGACCCGGTCGCCCAGCGGGCGGGTATCTTCGTCGCTGAGTGCCATGGTGACCTGATTCAGTAACGCGGCCGAGGCCGTTCCGTCCCCTTCGCGCGAAAGCACGGTGACAATCACATCGCACGGCTGTGGCGAGATGGCACGGACATCCGCGACCCGGTCGTCTGCCCGGCTGGCATGCACCTCGTAGGCCAGCGCCGGGCCGGCAACGGACAGCCCTTCGAACGCCATCTGCGCGCGCAGGCGGAATTCATCGTCGGGTTCCATAACCGCCTCGACGGGCGGAAAAGCCTGCGGATCGGCCGGCACCAGGACTTTTCGGCGGGTATCGAGATTGGCGGCAAACACATCAAGATTGCGGCCCCGGGAAAAGGCCAGTGTCACGGCGGCGGCGGCTTCGTTGATGCGCTGCCGCAGGATCATCTCGGTGTAGGCGCTTTCCTGTAGCAGCGCGGTCAGTGGCTCGGATTCCAGGGCCAGCACTGCGGAAATCTGCGCCTGCAGTTCTGCCGGCATGGCGGCAATCAGCCGGGCCTTGCGGGTGGCAAGCAAGGATTCAAAGTCGATTTCCTCGATGACTTCCGGTTTTGGGAGCTGGGCAAGATCAACGGATGGCATGTCACCCCCGGAGTGGAATGCGGAGTTCCTCGTGATTACCGGCCGCCGGGCCATCGCGCCGGATCAGGGTCAGATCGGCCACGGCAACCGGGCCGTCGCTGTTGATGCTGATTGCAGCCAGCGCAACGCGCGGTTCCCACTGGCTGATGGCCATAACGGCAGCAGCCATGATCTGTATGGTGGTTTTGGGATGATGCGGGGCGTCGATCAGCTCGGCGGCCAGACTGCCAAAGTCACGCCGCATGACACGGCTGCCGATGGGGGTCGTCAGGATCTTGCCGATGCTCTGGCGGATGTGATCGAGATCGCTGATCTGGCTGCCGGTGGCCGCGTTCAGACCAAGGTAGCGGGCGGTCATTTCGGTGCTCCGGTGGTGCCGCCGCTGTCGCCTGGGTGGGTGTGGGTGGACAGCACGATGCTGTTGCTGCTGACTTTGCCACGGTTGGTGAAATCGCCATCATGCTTGATGGCACCACGGATGACGGTCTTGCCACCGGTGCCACCTTGGCCTGCCATGCCGGCCATGTAGGTGAGCAGTGCTTTGAGCAGGGTTTCGCCGTCAACAGTGAGCTTTCCCTGGATGTGGACGTCGCCGGTGAACTCGGTCAGCGGACAGTCGACGGTGCATTTTTCGGAGGCCTCGATCAGGACGGTCTTGATGCCGGTGGCCGACAGCGCGCCGGAGGTGTGGTTGTAGGTAATGCGGGCGCCGTCCGGATATACGCGGAGACGCTCGTCGCCGTTGTGGCTTGGCGCCGGATGGGCGCCGGAAAACAGCCCGACCAGGACAAAGCCGGTGGCCGGGTCACCGCTGGGGGCCAGCACCACGCACTGCTCGCCCACGGTAGGCGGGTTCCAGTCACGGGTAGTACCAGCGCGGGCGGAAAACCACGGCAGCCAGTCGGTCGTCAGTCCGCCGGAGGTGACGCGCACGCGTGCCCGGGCAAGATCCACTCCGGCAATGGTTCCGGGGCGGATCAGGCTTTCGAGTCGGCGGGAGAGGTCGGCAAAATCGTCCATGCCGGCCAGTGTGCCTGGCAGTGTCGCGCGGGACAGCTATGCGCTGTTGTGCCCACGACGGGCACAATCGAATCAGGCAGCCAGCCGCGCAAGCACCGCGTCGGCAATGCGTTTTTCGTCGGCATCGGTAAACCCGAGCAGCTGACGGGCCGGATACTGTGCCATCGGGCCGCCGGGCTGGGCGCGGTCGCGCAGGCCGAACTGGTGCACACGGGCGATGCGCTCGACCCGGCCAAGAAAGCCCACCACCACGCCGCTGGCCGTGGTTTCGGTCTTGAGCCACCTGGCCTGCTTCAGCTTGCCGAACATGGTGCGGCGCACCCTGCCCTTCTGCTGGCGGATTTGCGGCTTGCGCGGGTCAAAAGCGCTGCCGTCCGGGTTCTGCTGGGCCGTGATGCGCTGCTGCTGGCTGCGGCGCAGGTCACGGGCGATATCCTTGGCCAGCTGCTTGCGGGCGCGGGGGGAGAGGTTGGCCAACAGGCCGGACAGCCCGGATTCAATCGCCGGCATACAGCGTCCCGGTAAGGTTAAGCTGCGGATCCGGCAGGTGGTTGGCGCGCGTCATGCCATCGACAGTGTCGATCATCACCCGCTCGGTCAGCGCGATCTGCAGGGTCAGGTCGCAGCTGGTGTGGCTGAGGATTTCCGCCTCGAACTTGATAGCCTCGGCAGCCGTATCCGGGTTTTGCAGCAGGGCGGGCTCGGCGGTGCGGATCCAGTCGAGCAGCGGCAGAATGACGGTATCCGGATGGCCGGCGAAGTCGAGCAGGCCGACCTTCACCGTGTAGCGGTATTCCCATCCGCGCCGGCCAAGTGACGACGCCACCCGGCCGTTTTCGATGAAGACCAGCAGGTTTTCCGGTGACCGCTTGAGGTGCGGCAAGGCCGCTTCCAGCGCGGCACGCAGCTGGGCTGGCTTGTTCATGGCCGGCGCTCCGCCAGCGTCTGGCAGTCGATACAGCGCGTTACCCCCGGCACCAGCTCGCGCCGGCGTGGCGGGATGTCCTCGCCGCAGTCTTCGCACCGGCACAGCGAGGCGGTGCGGGCAGGATGGCGGGCGGCATGCCGGGCAATGGCCGCCTCGCGCTGGCGGGCTTCCAGTTCCTGGGCGCGATCATAGATGTCCATGGCGGGCCTCGTGCTGGTGGCAAAGGGTAATGGCCGGTTCCAGCCCGGCCCCGGTGACGCCGACCATGCCGCCATGGCATGTCGCGTGGTAGACGGGCGTTTCCCGCCCGGGCTGGCCCGCCACGGATTTGCGGATCCGGTAGGGGCCGCGCTCAATGGCGTCATGGCTGATGCGGGTCCAGCCGTCCGGAAGCGGACTGGCAGGCGCGGATAGTGTCGATTTGGGCAGCGCAGTCATGCCAGGCAGCCTCCAGTTCATCCACGAGTGTCAAGAGATCGCTGTTCGTCTGCGGCCGGGAGGGCGGCAGCCGGCAGGCGCTCACGCCCGGACAGCCATTGACGATAAGCGGCGGCACTGACGAAGGCGGGGCGCTCGCGCAGCCCGCGAGCAGCGTCAGGCAGAGGAGTGGCAGCCCAGCGGCGCAGTTCGGCATTTTCATGGGTGAGTTTCTCGAGGGTGACGGCCCGGCGGGCGGTCAGACGGTGGGCGGCGGCAAGGTCATCGCGCAGTGCCGCTTCGGCCTTGGCGTGTTCTTCACGCAGCGCGGTTTCCTGTACGAGCTGAGCGGAAACCTGCTGACGCAATGTGCTTTCGGTAGCGGTATCAATCCGTTGCCGGATCAGCTCGGCATCCAGCCGCTGGATGCGTTGGTGCTGTAGCCAGAACGTGCCGCCCAGGCCGATGGCGGCAGCGCACACCAGGGAAATCAGGCGCAGGTTCATACCGCCACCTCTTCCATGGCCGCAAAACGCTCGTAGGCGCGGGCCAGTTTGGTGTCGTAGAGGTTTTCCCGGTAAGCGGGGCCGTTGTAGAGGCGGGCAAAATCCACCCAGCGCCGGGCGCGCAAGGCCTTGAGGAGAGCCGGATCGGCCTCGACGAATTTCACGAATGCCCGCAGGTGATTGCCTTCATTCTCCGCCATGCGCAGCTGCCAGTCGGCTGCGCTGGACAGACCAACCCGCTGCCAGTGCCATCCCATGATCTGGAAGGCGCCCCAGCTGCACGCCTCGATGGCGATGTCAGGCGTCGTGACGCTGGCCAGCATGTTGAAGCGTGCCCACTCGGCAGTACCGCCCTGGTAGCCGCCCCGTTCCGGGTTAATGACATTGGGGAATTTGGCCGCCAGCTCGTCGGCATCCAGCCCGGCCGAGAGCGCCTGCCGGTAGGCGATGTGGCGCTCCAGCAGGATGACCGGCCGACCGTCGGGCAAAAAGCCGCTGCCGCGGCTCTCGACTGCATTAACGGCCTTGATAATGGCCAGCGGCACGTCCAGATAGCGGGCTGCCCTGGCAATGTCTGCCTCGGACAGCCGTGACGGACTGGCCTGCCCGCGCAGGACTTCCAGCGTTTTGGGGCCGGCCACGCCATCCACCACCAGCCCGGCGCGGCGCTGGATGTCGATGACGGCGGCACGGGTAGCATCGCCAAACCAGCCATCGACCTTGAGCGACGCGCCGGCACCGATCAGCAACTGCTGCAAGGTGCGTACCTCGGCGCCGGTATCACCGTGTTTCAGAACCATGACTCCCTCCGCAGGATGGCGACAAGCCGGCACGGCAGGCCGCTGGCAGGACGATAAAGCTCGACCACGTTGCCGCGCACGGCAAAGACAGCACCGGCAAAGGCCAGATTGAGCACGAACTGTGGCCAGCCGATGCCGTGGATCCAGCCGAATACCAGCAGCACGGCCTGGCTGGCGAAGGCGACAGTCATCAGGTAGGCCAGCAGCGCGGCATACGGCCGGAAACGTGCCTCGCCCCGGGTGAACAGCAGCAGGCGCAAGGCAGCCAGGAGGCAGACCAGTGCCGTGGCGAGATCAATGGCGATGGCCGGCATCACTTGCCTCCTTTCAGGCGGGAAACGAATGCAAGCGGATCGCTGGCCTGTTCGATGACCCACAGCAGGAGCTTGATCACCAGTGCGGCCGAGAGCAGCGCCCCGACACTTGTCGGAACGGCGACACTGGCGGGCAGCACGGTAGCCAGCAGTGCCGCAAACATCGGCGCGGCCAGCACACCGGCAAAAAATGCCAGCGCGAGATAGGCGAGTTTTTTCAGCGGGTGCAGGTCTTTGGACGACAGCACGAAAACAGCGGCTCCGGCGAAGGCGCCGAGCACGATGCCGGCATCGATGCCGGGAAAGCTCGCCAGCAGCGCGGCCCCGAGGGTGGCGGCGCTGGCAATGGAGGTGCTGGTGGGTTCTGCCATGGTTAGTCCCATAGGTTGATGAGGGATTGGGGGGTGGCGGGCGGAGCAACCTCAGGCAGCGTGACCGGGGTGCCAAGCGGCAGGATCGGGCCGAGGTCAGCAAGGCCGGGATTCGCGGCATAGACCGCCTCGGTGATGCTGGCGGTGTAGCCGTAGTGGCGCTGGCAGATCAGGTCGACGGTGTCACCCTGGCTGGCGATGACACGCATCAGATCAGCTCGATGGTGCTGCGCGCCCGGCCCTGGATGTCGGCAATCGCCCAGGCGGCATCGCGGCGCAGTTCGTCGATGGCCGGATCCAGCGCATCGGCCTGCCGGTGGCCGGCCGCGGTACTGTCAAAGCTGCGGTAACGCTCGGTGAGGTTGGCCGTGGCCAGCGCAAGCACGGCGCGCTTCCAGCGCTGCACCCGCACCGGTTCGCCATCGACCGTGTCATCCGGCATATCGGACAACGAGGCATGGCCGGTGGCCATCTGCTCGCGCCGCCAGTCGGCGAGCTGGCTGCCGACACTGGCGATGGCTTCCACCAGTGCCGCACGCAGGCGGGCAGCGGTGACCGTACCGTCAAGCCGCATGGTGGCGCGGGCATGGGCGGGGTCGATCTCGGGCCAGAACGGATTGGCGAGGATAGCCGTGCCATCGGCCTGGTCAGCGGTGGGCCCCGGCGGGGCGGGATGCACAAACATGCGGCTCTCCTTGGAGGCGGTGGAGGGGGTTCGGGTTGGGACACGTCCGCCCTCACCCCCTGCCGCCCGGCTGCGGGGTACGCCCGGTTAGCTGCTGGTGGCAGCGGTGTTCCTGATCGAGCGCTCGATGCGCTCGATGTCTTTCTTGACCCCGACCTTGTCGTGGAGCTGCATGGCGCGGGCGAGCAGGTCGACGGCCTGCGGGTAATGCCCGGCCTGCTCCAGCGCGAGGCCAAGTTCCTTGAGGAGCTTGGCGCGCACCGGGTCGTGCATGTCCTGCTCCACTGTCAGATGCTGGATCCGCACAAGCACGGCGACGTCAAAGGCAGCTTTGCCATCCCGCGCCCGCTTGGCCGCGTCGGCAATTTCCTCGGCCAGCGTGGTGGCGGTGCTGCGCTGATACTGGTCCGGCATGGTGAGACCGTGCCGGATGGCGTAGTCGCCGATGTCGAGGGCGCCCATGTAGTCGCCGGCATCGATGCGCCAGAGCATGACGGTCATCAGCACGTCGTCCTGAGCGCCGCTGTCGCCTAGCAGCACGCCTTCCACCCAGGGGGCGTAGTCGGGCAACACCTGCCGCTTGACCTCGGCCTTGCCTTCCATCGACTGCACCTGCTTCAGGTGGCGGCGGTCTCCGGCGAGCTTCATCAGCATCAGCTCGTACTGGCTGGCATGGGCCGGATTGGGTTCGTCAGCTGCCGAGGCCGAGGCCTGGGCAGCGATGACCCGCTGGTAATGCGCGCGGGCCGGGTTCATTACGCGACCAGTTCAATGTTTTCGATGAGCGCGGCGCAGCCGTAGTCTTCGATCACGAAAGCGTCGTTCGAAGACTGGTAGGTCTCGATGCGGTCGCGCTTGGGGTTGTCGATGACGCTGCGGCGCTGCGTGCCTTCCTGCCAGTAGATCGACAGGTTATCCAGCCGGGTGACCAGAATGGCATTGGCCGGGAAATACGGCACGCTGACAGCCTGCAGGTTGCCGACGCGCTTCTGGCTGGTGATCAGGTCCTGCGCGGCCTTCTGTTCGGTCGGCGGCTGGATGGCGTTGACGAGCGGGAAATACTTGTCCGCCAGCAGGCCCCGGCCAAGGATTGCGACCAGCTGGGTGTCTTCGCGGAACCACGGCTCGATCATCTCGTTGACCACGCTGTAGACCACGGCATCAAGATTCTTGAATTCGTGTGCCGCACCGACACTGACCTTGCCGCTTCCTGCGGCAATTTCCTTCATCCAGCGTTGCGGGCATTTCTGGCGGATTTTCTCCAGCCAGCCGGTGTTGACGTCCTGCAGCAGCGGATTGGCCGCCCGGTCGCTGGTCGCCACGCGGTGAGTGCCGTTGAACCCGATCATCATGCGGTCCAGCGCCATGCGCTGGATGATGCTGTCGCGCACCCGGGTCTGGAAATCCGGAAAGCGTGCCCAGGCATCCAGTGTGGCGTAGCGGAGGTGCGTGTCGTAGTTGGTTTGTTCGCAGCGGTAGTTCTTGCTGTCGACCATGTGGACATCACTGGTCTGGCGGTCAAGCTTGGTGGTGTCGGTCGTGCTGGCGATGGTGCTGCCGACACCGAGGCCCAGCACTTCGCCCTCCTGCTCGCTCACGCCCATGATGTTGATGGACTTCAAAAAGGCACTGGAGTCCTGCACCTTGGTTTCCAGCCGCTGCTGGACATTCGGGGTGACGGTGAACTTGCTGGTGACGGCATCCAGCGGCACGCCGTTGAGCGCGGCCAGTTGCGAGAGATACGCGTGGTAATGCTGGCGGGTTTCGTTACGCATGGGGTTCCCCTGTTAGCAATCGGTGGTGATCTGGCCGTTTCCGCCAGCAGTCGGCGTGCGCGGCGGGGTGGCGGGGCTGGTGGAAAGCTGTTGCACCAGGGCGGCATGATCGGCCTTTGCCTTGGCCAGCTCGGTCTTGAGGGTGGCGATGTCCTCTGCCGACGGATTCACCGTGATCTGGCTGAGTTTCTCCAGCACGGTTTTCTGGCTGTCGGCGATGACTTCGACGGCCGCTTTCAGCTCGGCGGTGTTGGCATCGGTCTGTTTACCGAACTTGCCCAGCATGGCCTTGATCTTGTCGCTGAAGCCTTCGAGCAGGCCGGTGGTGTCGTCATCAAGCTCGATGGTGGCCGGGATGGCAGCGGTGAACAGGTTGCCGGGCGATGTCTTGCGGGCGGCCAGCGGGTTGTCGGTCGCGCCGGCGCTGAACTGGAGCATTTCGGTGCCGAGGCTGGCCGGGCTGTCGGTCACGGCGAGCCCGACGAGGTAGGCTTCGCCGGTGTCGGCAAAACCCGGGTTGACCTCAATGGAGGTGTAAATCTTCTGGCGGGCCTTGGTCATGGCCACCAGTTCTGCGGTCGGGTCGATGACGGCAAACAGACCGAGCTTGCCGTCTTCCACCGGTTCGGAGGTCAGTTCGAGCACGTCGCCGTAGCTCTTGAAAGGCCCGTCCGGAAGGATGTCTTTCAGGTGTTCGAGGTTGACCCGGGCGCCGTAGCGTTTCGGGTCGTAGTTCCTGGCCATCTGCTCGATCCAGGCGCGCTCGATGACGCGCCCGTCGGTGGTGGCGCCTTCGGTGGCGACGCGGAATTTCTTGGACTTGCCTGCCATGGCGGGTTCCTTGCGGGGTATCGGTAGGGATGCGCCGACTATGCTGGCGGCTGGCCGTGCCCCCTCTCAACCGCGCGCTGCTGTGCCTGCTACGGGCACAACAGGCCGGCATCGGAGACATCACGCGGGCGCGGCAGACTGCCCGGCATGACACGCCCCATTCCCCCTGCTTCCGACGACACCGACCCGCGCCGCGTTGCCCGAACGCTCTACTGGCAGGGCTGGCGGATTGCCCGCATTGCCGAGCATCTGGGCGTCAAGCCCGCCACGGTGCAGAGCTGGAAACGACGCGATGCCTGGGAGGAATCCGACCCGGTCGAGCGGGTGGCCGATGCGCTGGAAGCCCGGCTGATGCAGCTGATCCAGCTCCCCGAGAAAGGCAATGGCGAATACAAGGAGCTCGACGCCCTTGCCCGGCAGATGGAGCGGCTCGCGCGCATCGGCAAATACCAGCAGACCGGCCGCGAGGTGGATCTGAACCCGAAGATTGCCAACCGCAATGCCGGGCCCAAGCGGCAGCCGGAGAAGAATGCGATCAGCGATGAGCAGGCCGGCAAACTGCGCGATGCCTTCCTTGATGGCATGTTCGAATACCAGAAGCACTGGTACCGGGCCGGGCTACTCGAGCGGGCGCGCAATATCCTGAAAAGCCGCCAGATCGGCGCGACGTATTACTTTGCCCACGAGGCCTTCATTGATGCGCTCGACACCGGGCGCAACCAGATTTTCCTGTCTGCCAGCAAGGCGCAGGCCTTCCAGTTCCGCAGCTACATCCTCGACTTTGCCAAGCGGGTGGCTGACGTTGACCTCAAGGGCGAGGTGATCAAGCTGCCCAATGCGGCCGAGCTGATGTTCCTCGGCACCAACAGCCGCACTGCGCAGGGACGGCACGGCAATCTGTATCTGGACGAGTATTTCTGGATTCCGAAATACCGCGAGCTGAGAAAGCTGGCCAGCGGCATGGCGTCACAGAAGCAGTACCGCATGACCTACTTCAGCACGCCATCAGCCATGAGCCACGAGGCGTATCCGTGGTGGACCGGGTCTGCCTTCAACAAGGGCCGGCCCAAGGCCGAGCATATCCAGCTGGATGTGAGCCATGAGGCGCTGGCCGCCGGCGTGCGTGGCGGGGACGGGATGTGGCGGCAGATTGTCACCATCATGGATGCACTGGAAGGCGGGTGCGATCTGTTCGACTTGGACTATCTGCGCCGGGAAAACACGCCAGAGGAGTTTGCCCAGCTTTTCATGTGCCAGTTCATTGATGACGGCGAGAGTGCGTTCAGCTTCAGTGCACTGCAACGCTGCATGGTGGACAGCTGGGAGGTGTGGGAGGACTGGAAGCCGTTTATGGCACGCCCGTTCGGCAACCGTGAGGTGTGGCTTGGCTATGACCCGTCGAGCACCGGAGATGCGGCGGCGCTGGTCATCATCGCCCCGCCGGCGGTGCCCGGGGGAAAGTTCCGCATTCTGGAGCGCCACCAGTTCAAGGGCAGCGATTTTGCCGCGCAGGCCGATTTTATCCGCCAGAGCTGCGCCAGATTCCATGTGGCGTTTATCGGGATCGATACCGGCGGCCTCGGCATTGGGGTGTATCAGCTCGTCAAACAGTTCCGCCCCGATGCGGTGGCGTTCAGCTACAGCGTGGAGCTGAAGACCCGCATGGTGCTGAAGGCGCTGGATGTGATCGGCAACGGCCGGCTGGAATTCGACGCTGGCCAGACCGACATCGCCAGCAGTTTTCTGGCGATCAAGAAAACCATGACCCCCAGCGGCCGGCAGATGACATACCAGGCCAGCCGCTCGGAAGACGTGAGCCATGCCGATATTGCGTGGGCCACGATGCACGCCCTTTTCAACGAACCGCTGGAGGGGGTGACTGCGACCAACTCCAGCAAGATGGAGATTTTCTGATGCCCGGATCGATTCCGCCGCGCCGTTCGCCCGGCCAGATTGAGGCGTTTACCTTTGGCGACCCGGTACCGGTGCTGGACCGGCGCGAGATCCTCGACTACGCCGAGTGCCTGGCGGTCGGCAACTGGTATGAGCCGCCGATCAGTTGGGAGGGACTGGCCCGCAGCTGGAGGGCCAGCGTGCATCACAACAGCGCGATTGCGGTAAAGCGCAATGTACTGGCCAGCACCTTCGAGCCGCACCGGCTGCTGTCCAGATCAGCCTTTGCGCGGCTGGTGACGGACTATCTGGTGTTCGGGAATGCGTATCTGGAGCCAGTGAAAAACCGGCTTGGTGGCGTATTGTCGCTGGAGCATGCTCCGGCCAAGTGCGTGCGGCGCGGGACGAACCTGGCCCGCTACTGGTGGGTACCTGGCTGGCAGCAGGAAGTGGAGATGGGGCCGGTGATTCATGTCATCGAGCCGGACATCAACTAGGAGGTGTATGGCCTGCCAGAATACCTGGCGGCACTGAACAGCGCCTGGCTCAACGAGTCGGCCACGCTGTTCCGCCGCAAGTACTTCATGAACGGCAGCCATGCCGGGTTTGTGTTCTACATGACCGATGCGGCACAGAACGAGGGTGATGTGGATGCACTGCGGCAAGCTCTGCGCGACAGCAAGGGGCCGGGCAACTTCCGCAATCTTTTCATGTATGCGCCAAACGGCAAGAAGGACGGAATACAGATCATCCCGATCAGCGAGGTGTCCGCAAAGGACGAGTTCTTCAACATCAAGAACGTGACCCGGGATGATGTACTGGCCGCCCACCGGGTACCGCCGCAGCTGATGGGGATAGTGCCCAACAACACGGGCGGGTTCGGTGACGCCGGCAAGGCTGCCGAGGTGTTCTACCAGAACGAGATCCTGCCGCTACAGACACGGCTGGCCGAGATCAACTGGATGGTGGGGGAAGAAGTGGTGCGCTTCGGCCCCTATGCGATGGGGCAGCCGGCTCCCGCAACATGACAGCCGAACAGGCCCACGTCATAGCCGCCCTCGAGGCGGCTTTTCTCATGCCAGTGAGCGAGCAATGCCTGCCGCCAGACCCCAGCGCGCGCCGTCGAGACCCCGCCGCGCCCCCGCGCTTCATGTGCGTGAAAACGTGCAGCTGCACGACAGGGCCGCAAACCCCGCCCACACAAGGCGAAACAGGCAATAGCGGGCGCTCAGGATGCTTGCAGATTCATGCGCTCATAGAGCTTGCGAATGCGCTGCACACGGCCAATACAAGGTAGGGGGTGGCGGAAATAGTAACCACCAAGCCAGCCATCTCAATCAAAAACACAATCCATTGAAACCAATAGGGAAATTTTGTTACGACCAACAGTGATTGCAAATAACCAGACCAGTAACACAAACCTAAGTCATTGATTTCAAATAATGTAGTTTCATGAAGATATTACTGTGAACCTTGGTAATCTGGTTCCTTCCATGTTGTTTCAGTGTTCCTTTCAGGCCATATCGCTGAAAGCCACGTCCAGCAAGGCATACAGCCATATTTATCAAACCACGTTCCCGATGTTACCTTTTTCCCAACCCCCCCTGTACTTTGAAAATCCCCCTCACACACGCAAGGCGCATGCACACGTGACGTATCACATATGCATGCATTTACCCGCTAATACACATTCACACTTCAATCAAACTGCCGAAAACATCCAGCACTTCACTGCACGGCCATACAAGCGACTGTTGACCGTCTTGTTGCCTTCAACATAGCGAGGGGTTTCCGAGCGCATCAGCACCCGGCGGAATTCCATCGTGGTCGGCAGCTTGAGCTTTTCGGCAGCAGCCAGCTTGGCCAGACGGCAGGATTGCTCCAGTTGAGCGTGCAGGGTGCGGCGAATGGCCGGATTGCCTTCACGCTTGAGCTCCTGCATCAGTTTGCGGATCTCGCGGTGGGTAGCGAGCAGCTGCAGGATAGTCTGGGTGGCAGCGCCGGGACGGCGCGCCTCGCCCTTGGTCCAGTAGTCCCACAAGACGTCGTCTCATTCATTCTGGTAGCGGACAATCTTGTCTTGCAGCTCGGGCTTCACCTTGTTGTGGTTGATGGAGTAAAGCCAGGCCGGGAGTTTGCGTAGGGGGAGACAGACCATTTCGCGGTACTTGCCATCCTCGCCAACTGTTGTGATTTCCCCAATAGTTGAACTGAATTTCTCTTTCAGCTTGGTGAACTGTGCTGCCCAGTCCAAGCCCATGTTGGTCACCACGGGCTTCATCGCCACAAACGGCTCGTTATCGTGGCCGACCAGCACCACGGTGTCTTCTTAAAACTGCATCGGGAAAATCTGGCTATTAACTTGCCTCGGCAGATAAAACTTGCACCACCATCTGTTTTTGAATTATTTAAACCATAAGCAGATCAATCAAAATCAATTAAATATTCACCTTTATTTGCAATCAAAAGGTCACGTAGAGCAGGGTCATCAATCAATCCATCAATGCGTATCATTTCTATAAATTTACTGTATCCAGTAGAGCCAATCATGTCAGTAGCTGTTGTAGTTGGCAGTGATATTATCTGCTCTGCAAGTTCTCTGGTTATAAATTCAAAAAATGGAAATATTCCATGTTTAAATATTGAATTTACTGCATTAAAACTAAACGCTGAAGACAGCAAACTTATAGAACGCCTTAAACAATGCTCAGACACCTCCATAGACACAGGAACAACTTTAATTTCGTCAAGTGAAAGTTGCTCGATTCTTTTTGTTAAATACGGCCTCATATCAGGGCAACGATATAAATCAGCAAACATAAAACAAATATGCTCAAAAGAACATCTTTCAATCCACGTCGATATCTTTGATTTTGATGCATTATCAACAAAATCCAATGCATTACTTATGCCTGAAATTAAAATAACCACCACAAATAGTTTATTGTCATCAGCAATTTCCACAATCTTGTCACAGTGTTTTTTTATTTCCGCATCAACAATACTTGGGAACATGTCACGGACAACATTTATTGTCGATAAAACATATTTACGACAATAAAATTGATCGTCAGGATTTATATATTTATAAATCAAGCCAGAAATAAAGGCACGCACCAAACTACTTTTAGGCTTATTTAGCCCAGCCTTTTCTAGTTGCAGCCTGATTTTCTGATAATCATCAGGAAAATAATCAGACTCGATTGTTTTATATAATCTTGCCAATGCAACTTTACCTTGCACTGGTGGTTGCGAAAGAACATGTACAATCACATTCCTGAGATGAAGGCGAGCCTGTTCAGCTGAAGGTCTATATGGAGTACCAAGCTGCGCAAATGATGGATGAGCACAACGATTTCTATCTTCTTTAAGACGGCCAAGGTCGCTCATTTGTTGCGAATCAAATAACTCCAATTCCGTTCTGCATTTTTGTAGAATATTTCTCTCAAACTCAAGAACCCTAGAAAGAGCTACGCTTGGATTTGAAGACAACATTTCCTGAATGGATTCATGATCCTTATTTATTCTTTCTGCTGCCGCATCTCCAGAAGCAGCCAACTCTCTAATCTTATCAATCAGATCAAAAAACAACGCTATCCAAGAACCAACTATTGCTGATCTATAAGCTCCTGCACGATATGACAAAATCGCCTCGCGTATATATGTTTTTGACTCCTCTGAATGACACTTGAGTGCTAGCGCCTCAATATCAGCGAGTGACTCCATAAAAGCATCCATTTTATTACCTGATTCTAAAAAGCAAATTCAGATGATAAATTATTGAATATTGATTGAAAATACTTATGCATATAAAAATTTCCCACTAATGTTCATCTACGCATCCTGCAAACAAAAAACCCCCGGCTCTCGCCGAGGGCTTCCAAGTCGCCAACCATCACCCAAGATCGCTAAGTTATCTCCCACTGATGCGGTAAACCGCCACACCGTCCGAATGATCGACGATGGTGAAGCGGTGGCCCAGTTGATGGCAGGCAGGAAAGACCTCGCAGATGCCATCCACACCAGTCTCACTACCAGCACCAAGTGAGTAACAGACTGTCTTGGCATGCATTGCTCATGCATGACTTCGCGAAGGCATTTAGAAGATTGCCCGGAGTTTTAGAAGGTGGCCGGTAGCTGGCCAAGATGGAAAACCGGAAGTTCAGACGCAAGAAAGCCCTGAATAATCAGGGCTTTGCTTTACGTGGGTGGCGGAGAGGGAGTCTGCCAATTCCACATCTATTGCAGACCATGCAAATCCAAAAAACAATCTCAACAATATGATTTTGTTGAAATATATATCTCAATATATCCACGGACGTCTACTGGCAATCCTGAATAAATGGCATACTGAGCGGCATACTGAAAGCTTGATTCAGGAGTTGTCATGGCCATTCTCTCCGATGCAAAAGCCAGAAACCTCAAGCCAGAGGACAAGCCTCTGGCACACGGTGGAATCACGGGGCTGACCCTGCATCCTTCAAGCGTCAAAGGGCATGGTAAATGGGTGCTACGCTATGTCAGCCCGACAACGGGTAAACGACGCAATGCCGGTCTGGGAAGCTATCCGGAAACGGGTATTGCCACCGCCGGCAAACAAGCCCAGCTCATGCGCGAACAACTTGCTCAAGGCATTGATCCACTGGAAGCCAAAGCAGCACAGGCCCAGCACATCAAGATGCCTACTTTCCAGGAGGCTGCGGAAACACTGCATGCCGAACTCAGCCCCAGCTGGCAAAACCACAAACACCGTCAGCAGTGGATCAACACCCTGAAGGACTATGCATTCCCTTCGATAGGGAACATGAGTCTCGACCAGATCCAGCCCCGCCACATTGCCGATGCCTTGCGACCTGTCTGGCTCGACAAGGCTGAAACGGCCAGCCGGGTGAAGCAGCGCCTTCATGCAGTCATGGCATGGGGATGGGCGCACGGTTTCTGTGCAGCCAATCCGGTCGATGTCGTGCACCTTCTGCTCCCACCCTTACCAGGCAAAACACATCGCACCCGGCATCAACCCGCCATGCCCTGGAGGGATATTCCGACCTTTGCGCACGAGCATTTGCATGCCGAAACAGGCCATGATGTCACCCGGTCCATGCTTGAATTCCTGATCCTGACCGCTTGCCGTTCAGGAGAAGTGAGGGGAATGACCTGGGAAGAAATCGATTTCAGACTGGCTGTCTGGACCATTCCGGCAGAACGCATGAAGGCGAAGGTCATGCACCGGGTCCCCCTGGCGCCACGTGCTCTTGAAATCCTTCGGGGCCGGCAAGGACTGCATGAGCAACTGGTCTTTCCGTCTCCACGCAGTGCCGTGGTGTTGTCCGACATGGTATTGACCACCTTCCTGCGCCGTGTTGGTGCTCCCAGTGACACGCCGGGCCGGACGGCCACCGCTCATGGATTCCGTTCCAGCTTTCGTGACTGGTGCAGTGAGCAGGGCATTGCCCGTGACCTCGCGGAACGCGCCCTGGCCCACATGGTAGAAAACAAGGTGGAAGCCGCTTACCACCGGACCGACTTGCTGGAGCAGCGCCGTCCGGTCATGGATGCATGGGCGGACTTCGTTACCAGGCAAGCGGCTGAAAAACAGTAG